AAGCTGATCTCCCACGCCAAGGTCGAAGATGCTTATAAGTACTTCTCCTCGACCGGCGCGCAGCCGCTTCGCGAAGACACCCGCAGGCGCTTCCCCTTCGCCGGGATCATCTTCGAGGAATACAACGCCACGGTCACGCTTTCGACCGGGTCGACTGAAACCCTGGTGCCGGCCGGGGAAGGCCTCGCCTTTCCGATGGGCACCATGGACACCTTCGTCACCTACGGTGCACCGGCCAATCTAATCGAGACAGTCAACACCATGGGCCTTCCCATATATGCGCGGCAGATCGCCCGGAATGATGGTTCGGCCATTGATGTGAAGACTGAAGCCTCGATCCTGCCCGTCAACAAGCGGCCGCGGCTGGCGGTCAAGATCTTCAGCAGCAACTGAGTATTGTTGATTGCGGCTGATAGATTTTCAGTGGCCAGTGCTGACGGCTAGCGATCCCCATTCAGTTTGGCGATGCGCGGCGGGCGTCCAGATATGCGATGGCATCGGTGAGCCCGGTAATGGTGGTGATCTTGTCGAGGGGGCGGCCGTCGAAAGCGAGATTGGGGTTCCTGAGCCAGGAGCGCGCCACGGCCTCGTCGCCTTCCACGATGGCATCGAGCGACCGGAAGAACCGCACGAACAGGACGCCAAGTTCAAACGGCTTGGTCCCTGCCTCAAGCCTGAACCCGTTATGTCTCATGCGCGAAATAGAATCCTCGCTGAGACCCAGAACTGATGCCAGGGTCTCGGTGGGCAAGTCGAGCTGCCCGGCTGCGCGAACCACCGCTTTGGTCAATACGGCAGCCGTTACATCCTGATCAGTGTGATCGATGGGTGCACTCTGCATTGAGGTGAACTCCTGATCCTCTGACAGTCCCACAAAGAAATCTCCAGCGGAACTAGAAAATGACGCTTAACGCCATTGACGAAGCGCTCGATGCGCTCTTCACCGACCCCAACATAGGTCGCGACGCGACTTGGCGGGCTGGTGGCGCTGGCGCGGGTGTAAATGTGCGTGTGGTGTTCCGGGCGCCCGACACGACCACCAATTTCGGCGGAGGCCGCTTCGTGGCGCAAAGCCGCTTCATCGACGTGCGGATCTCCGAGGTGCCGGTCCTTGTGGCCGGCGACACCTTCGAGATCACCAGCGCCACCTACGTCGTGCAGGGGGAACCCATGCGCGATGACGACAACCTGATCTGGTCGGTTGAAGTCCGGGCCGCGTAATGCCAAGCGTCCAGGTCACCGTCATCGGCGATCTCGAAAAGGAACTCCTCGCCGAGGCAAGGGCCGGCGAGCGCGCCGTCACCGCAGCGATCCGTCTGGCCGGCGCCGGTGTGAAAACCGGATGGCGCGGACAGATTGCGAGTGCCGGGCTCGGTGAACGTCTCGGCCGCACGATCCGGGACCAATACTACCCGAGGAGTGGCGAGAGTATAGAGGCGGCGGCTATGGTCTATTCGCGGGCGCCGCACATTGTTGGCGCCTTCGATCAAGGCGTTACTATCCGCTCCAAGGATGGTTTCTGGCTGGCGATCCCAACCACGGCGGCTGGCAAGGGCGCGAAAGGTGGCCGGATCAGCCCAGGCGAATGGGAGCAGCGCAATGGCAGAAGGCTCAGGTTCATCTACCGGCGCGGACGGCCGGGTCTGCTGGTTGATGCAGGCGATGTTCTTTCGCGGGCGCGAGTCATGAAGCGTGATGGAACGTCGCGTGCGGCGCGGGGCTTCAAGAACCGATCCGTGATCATCTTCATTCTGGTGCCGCAGGTTCAGCTTCGCAAGCGTCTCGATCTCGAGGCCACGGCCCGTGAGTGGCAGGACAAACTGCCGGCACTGGTCGTGCAGAACTGGCCTGACCTCAAGGCGGAGACACGCTGATGACGACGAAGCGCGAAACGGTCCTGCTTGCGTTGTTCTCGCTCCTGTCGGGCCTTACTGGACCGACAGTGCTCCGCAATGCCAACTTGCCCGAGCGCGTGCCCGCGGGCGGCATGATCATCCTGCGGGACGGCGATCCGGGCGAGCCGGAAGTCCTGCTGTCGCCAACCGAATATGTCTATGAGCATCGCGCCGACGCCGATGTTCTGGTCGACGCGGCAACACCTGCGACACGCGACACACTCTTCGACAGCATCATGCTGGCAATCGGCACTGCGGTTGCTGCCGATCGCACACTTGGCGGCCTGTGCGACTACGCCGAGACGGCAGCACCCGTGCCGGTCGATCTGATCGTCGAGGGAGCACCTGGCTTCAAGGCGGCAACATTGCCGATCATCCTGCACTACGGGACGCCCGATCCACTGTCCTGACTTCATCAGCTTAACGGAGGATATGTATGGCACGTGCACAAGGCGCGCGGTCGGTGCTGGCTGCCGCATTCGAAACAACCTACGGAACACCACCTGCCGCCGGTCAATTTTGGCAAATGCCCTTTGCCTCGTCGACGCTTGGCAGCGAGCAGCCGCTGCTTGCGTCAGAACTCTTAGGCTATGGCCGCGATCCGCAGCCGCCGGTCAAGGATGCGATCACGGCCGACGGCGATATCGTCGTGCCCGTTGATCTGCGCGCCTGGGGTGTGTGGCTCAAAGGGGTGTTCGGTGCGCCCACCACGACCGGAACGACACCCAAGACCCATACGTTCAAATCTGGTTCCTGGAGCCTGCCATCACTCTCGGTCGAAGTGGGCATGCCGGAAGTGCCGTACTACTCCATGCTGTCCGGGGTGATGGTGAACACGCTGTCGTGGCAGATGCGGCGCGTCGGCCTTCTGACCGCCACCGCCGGGTTGATCGCCCAGGGCGAAACGGTGGGCGCTGCATCGACTGCAGGGGCACTCAACGCCTATACGCTGGAACGCTTCGGTCAGTTCAACGGCGCCATCAAGCGGAACAGCGTGTCGCTTGCCAACATTGTCTCGGCGGAGGTCACCTACAACAACAATCTCGACCGCATCGAAACCATCCGGAGCGACGGCAAGATCGATGGCGCCGATCCATCCCAGGCGGCACTCACCGGCCAGATCGTCGCGCGCTTCGCCGATCAGACGCTTCTGACCGATGCGGTGAACGACACCCCTTGTGCGCTGGAACTCTCCTTCACAATCTCGGCGTCCAAGTCATTCACGCTGACGATCCCCAAAGTCTATCTCCCCAAGCCGCGCCTGGCCGTGAACGGGCCACAAGGGGTGCAGGCGAGTTTCGCGTGGCAAGCGGCCTACGATTCCACGCTGCAGGCGATGTGCTCTGCGGTCCTGATCAATGACGTTGCCAACTACAACAACACCACGGTGGCCTGATGCTTCGCCTCAATCTCTCGCGTGATCCCAAGTGGATCGATCTCGGTCATGGTGTCAGGGTTCTGACCCTGCCGCTCACCTCCGCCATCCTGATCAGCCTGCGTGGCGACCTCACCCTGCAGGATGCCGAAGCTTTGTCGCCACCCGAACAGGCCCTACGCTTCGCCAAGGCCGTAGCCTCGCGGGTCATCACCCAATGGGAGGGTGTCGGCGATGAAGAGGGAAAGGAACTGCCGGTCAGCCCCGAAGCGGCGTCCGCATTGATGGATGTGTTTCCGCTCTATCGTGCCTTCGAGGCGCACTACATTGGGCCCTGGCTGAAGCTGGAATCGGAAAAAAACGTCTTCGCGCCCTCGCCGACTGGCACTTCGGTGGGGGCGCCTCCTACTGCCAAGCCTGCGGCAAGCGCTGTCCCGACTGCCCCGCAGTCCTGAATGCGCCCGAGACGCTCGAAGGCTGGCAAGTCTGGGACTTAGCACTCCGCATGGGCGGGCAGCTTCGCGTTGCGCCTTCGGGCGCGATCCTCGGCTGGGAACTGGGCGCAGCGCTGGCAATGGCGACGGCGTTCGGGCTCGATCCCCTTCTTGCCGCAGAAATCCTGCCGGTGATCGAAGCGGCCGCCGTGCGCGGTCTCAATCAAACACTCATGGCGTCTCTGGACAAGGATCATGGCTGAACGCAAGGTCTCGGTCAGGCTGTCGGTCGTTGATGGCGGCCAGTTCAAGGCGGAACTGGCCGAACTCGGGGCCTCCGGCAACCAGGCGCTCGGCGCGATTGGCACCGGCGCTTCCAATGCTGGCAATGCCGTTCGCCTGAATGCCCAGCAACTCGGCAATCTGCAGTTCCAGATTCAGGACATCGCCACGAGCCTGGCCTCTGGCCAGAACCCGTTCACGGTGATGGTCCAGCAGGGCTCGCAGATCGTGCAGATGTTCGGACCTGGAACCGGCATCCTGGGAGCGCTCCGGGCAGTGGGGACCGGGCTTATCACCTTCCTGACCAATCCGCTTAATCTCGCACTGCTGGGCTTCTCGGCGGCAACCGCCGCGGCGGGCTACCTGTTCTCGGCCATCGCCGGGCCGGGCGAGGATGCCAACAAGACGCTCAAGGAGCAGGAAGACATCATCGGCCGCATCGCCGAGAAGTATGGCGAGGCGCTGCCGCAGGTTCAGCGCTATGCCGACGAAATCGACCGCGCCAATCAATCGGCGGAACTGGCCGATGCCCGCGTTGCGGCAATCGCGCGGGCCTGGAGCGAGGCCATGCAGGGCTTCGATGCCGCCCAGGGTGACATCTTCGATACCTATTCCATTCTCGAGGGCATTGGTGCCATCGATTCGGTTGCCACCTTGCAGCATGCCATCTGGGACCTCCAGGACGCGCTCAAGACCAACACGGCGACCGCCGAAGAGGCCCAGCGCATCCATGACCTGTTGATGCAGGTGTTCCGCGACACCGGCATCCCGGTCACCGAAACCCTGGCAAACAGATTCGCAGCATTGAGCCAGGCGATCGCCAAGGCCAGTTCCGAGGCTTCGGCCATCGGCCAGGAGTTTTCCGCCAATGTGCCGGCCCAGGGCGTGCTCACTTCGCTCAAGGCCGAACTCGATGCGCTCTCCAAGACCGAAGTGCAACGCCGCATCGAGAAGGAATTGCGCAAGGCCAATGTCGATGCGGCGTCCGAAGAGGGCCAGGCCATTGCCGCCACCGTGCAGCAGATCTTCGCCGAGACGCAGGCCCGCAAGGACGCTGCCTCTGCCGAGCGGGAAGGGGCTTCCGCCCGCCGCCAGGCTGCAGCCCGTGCCACCGCCGAAACCGAGCGCCAGCACGAAGCGGTTGCCGATCTGATCGAGAGTCTCAAGGAAGAGATCGAGATCGGGCAAACGCAGGACCCGGTGCAGAAAGAATTGATCCGGCTCAGGGGCCAGATGGCGGGAGCAACCGCCGAAGAGCGGGCCATGATCGAAGAGCTGATCCGCGCCAAGATCGCGCTTCAGAACGTGGAGAAGGAGGACAAGGGACTGTTCGGCGCATCGATCGACTACCTCAAGGACTTCGTCGACAAGGCGGGCACCGCCGCCGATCTCGTCAAGGAAGCGATCAGCGGCGCCTTCTCGTCGGCCGCCGATGCGGTCGCCGAGTTCGTCAGAACCGGCAAGGTCAACTTCGCCTCGCTCATTACCTCGATGCTGGCCGACCTGGCGCGCCTTGCGGTGCAGCAAGCCGTCCTCGCTCCGATTGCCAAGCTGTTGGGCGGCTTGCTCGGAGGCCTCGGCGGTGGAGCGGGCATCGGCAGTATTCTGGCTGGGATTTTTCATGACGGCGGCACGGCGGGCGGTGTTTCACCCATGCGTACAGTTTCAGCCCTTGCCTTTGCCGGAGCACCTCGGCTTCACGGCGGCGGCATGATCGGGCTCGGACCCGACGAGGTTCCCGCCATCCTGCAACGGGGCGAGCGGGTGTTGAACCGGAGGGAAGCGCGCGAGTATGGCAGCGCTCGGTCAGTCACCGTCAACATTGCAACGCCCGACATCGAGAGTTTCCGGCGCGCACGCACCCAGGTTGCCGCCGACATCGCGCGCGCCGTGTCGTTTGGCTCTCGGGGACTCTAGCCCATGTCCTTCGACGAGGTGCGCTTTCCCGACAATATCAGCCGCGGCGCCAGGGGAGGGCCCGAACGCCGCACCCGCATCGTCGAACTGGCCTCGGGGCGCGAGGAACGCAACACGCCCTGGGCCAACTCGCGGCGGCGTTATGATGCGTCATACGGCATCCGCAGGGCCGACGATCTCGCCGCCGTCATCGCCTTCTATGAGGCCCGGTTGGCACGGCTGCGGGGCTTTCGCTGGAAGGATTGGGCCGACCACAAGTCCTGCCTGCCGTCGCAAACGCCAGCGGCCACCGACCAACTCATCGGTCAGGGCGATAGCACGGCAACGGCATTCCAGCTGACCAAGACCTATTCATCCGGGCTGCAATCCTATGTGCGAGTGATCAACAAGCCCGTGGCGGGAACAGTCTTCATGGCGGTCGGTGGTGTGGCACAGACCTCAGGTTGGTCGGTTGATACGACGACTGGAATTGTCACCTTCACCGTAGCACCTGCCAATGGTGCGTCGGTGACGGCAGGATTCGAGTTCGACGTGCCCGTCCGCTTCGACAGCGACTTGCTCGATGTGACCCTCGACATCGAGCGGCTGGGTTCAATCACGTCAATTCCGCTCGTGGAGATCAGGCTGTGAAGGCGCTTCCGGCAGGATTGCAAGCCCATCCTGATACCGGCGCCACGACGCTCTGCTGGTGCTGGAAGATCACCCGTGCCGATAGTGTGGTCTTCGGTTTCACCGATCATGACCGGCCGCTCACGCTTGCCGGTGTTGCTCACGAGCCCGACTCCGGTTTTGCGGCATCTGAACTGCGGGGCAATTCCGACCTGTCGGTCGATGCCCAGGATGCCGAAGGCGTGCTGTCTTCCGACCGCATCACCGAGACCGACATTCTCGATGGCCGCTGGGACAATGCCAGGATCGAGGTCCGCCGCGTCAACTGGGCAGACGTGACGCAGAATGTGCTCATGCGCCGCGGCAATATCGGACAGGTGCGAAGAGGCAAGGCAGCGTTTGTCGCCGAAGTGCGCTCGCTCGCCCATGTTCTCAACCAGACCGTTGGCCGCACGTTCCAGTACTACTGCGATGCAGCGCTGGGAGATTTGCGCTGCGGCATCAATCTCAATTCCGCGGCCTACAAGGGTACCGGCGCAGTGACCGCTCTAACCGCCGACCGCCGCTTCAAGGCTTCGGGGCTTTCGAGCTTTGCCGCCGAGTGGTTCGAGCTGGGCTATGTCGAGTGGACCAGTGGCGTCAATGCTGGGCGCAAGGCGGAGGTCTCGCGGCATTCGCTGTCCGCCGGCGTTGCCACCCTTGAGTTGTTCGAAGCGCCGGTGCGGGCGATTGGTGTTGGTGACGGTTTCATCATCCGCGCCGGGTGCGACAAGCAGTTCAAGACCTGCAAGACGAAGTTCGCGAACGCGGTGAACTTCCGCGGCTTTCCCCACATGCCGGGCGACGACACGGTGCTGCGCTACCCCAACCGCGGTGATGCCAATTCGGGGAACCCGCTCTAACGGCCATGGCGGAAACTCAATTCCATGCCGCCGATCCGGTGCGGGTGATCGATGTGGCGCGGTCGTGGCTCGGCACCCCCTATCACGATCAGGCCAGTGTCAAGGGCGTGGGCTGCGACTGCGCCGGGCTTGCCCGCGGCATCTGGCGTGAATTATTGGGTGACGAACCCGCACGTCTTCCGGCCTATTCCCGCGACTGGGGCGAAGTGGGGTCACGCGAGACCTTCGCGGACTTCGTGCGCCCGTTCTTGATCGAAGTCGATCCTACCGTCTCAGGGCCCGGCTCGCTACTCCTGTTCCGTATGCGGCGCGACGGTCCAGCCAAGCATTGCGGCGTGCTGATCGAAGACGGCACCTTCATTCACGCCATCGAACGGCACGGCGTCGTGACTGTCCCACACGATACCAATTGGCAACGCCGGACCGCCTTCGCTTTCCTCTTTCCCGCAGGAAATCCCTGATCCATGGCCTCGGTTGTGCTCAGTGTTGTGGGTGGCGCCATCGCCGGACCCATCGGTGCCGCCGTGGGTTCCGTTGTCGGTGCCGTCGTCGACAGCCTGCTGGTTTCGGCATTGACGCCCACACAGAAAGCCGAAGGCCAGCGGCTCTCGGACTTCAAGATCACCTCCGCGACCGAGGGGATCGCCATCCCACGCGTCTATGGCCGGGCCCGCATGGGCGGCAACATCATCTGGGCCACCGACTTTCGTGAAGAAAAGCACACCACCACTT